GTCATCTTCACCTAAGTCTCTAATACGCAAACTATCAACATCAAACTCAAGATCGATTTTACTATTAACACCACTCGAACTTCTAGTCTTCATCAGCTGTATTTGATATCTGCCACGCTCACGCATTGCTCTACTTGTAAAGATACCAATCAAGTTGTCTGCTGTATTGATCTTAGATATACCACCCGAGATATGCGAGTGATCAAATTCAATTTCTTCAACACTTGCTCTGTTCAACTGCGATGCTGTTACAAAGATTGTATTAAGTTCCATAGCCAAGTTGCGTAGTTCTTCTGATACATACTTGTCTTTAACAAACAAGTTCTCTGCACTAATCTTTTGTCCGATTGGATGCATCAAGTCTAGATAGTCAATCAACAGTACATCTACTTTCTTGCCTGTTTTGATTTCATACTCTTTCAAATAAGCACGAATGTCATTTGCGTTCTTGCCAGTTGGCATATACTTGACTTGGAATGCTCCTGCCTTCTTGCCGATCATCTTAACTTTCATTTCAACATCGTCTATGCTCTTAAAGATATTGCGACTTGGAATGTCAGTTGTCATACTATCCACACGCATACTAACAAGTGCTTCTGAAAGTTCAAAAGTCAAGTACATAACATTCATACCTGCTAGTGCCCAATTAACACCCAAGTTAGCCAAGAACAAACTCTTACCTGAACCCGACCCACCTGCAAAGATATTAAGTTCGCCTCTGTTGAATCCGCCGAACAGCTTCCTGTCTAAGCTAGGCCAGCCTGTGCTTACTTGTCCGTTCTTGTCTTTGATGCCTTCTAGTCTGCTTCTCGGATCTGCAAAGTAGTCTGTACCTAGATCTTTTTGCAAGCCAATCTGTACTGCTTTCTTAACCAGATCCTCAACCGGGCCATACTCCCCTTTCTCCAGCAGATCTGCGCTAGCAAGGATGGCCGCTTCCAAAGCCTTGTGTCTGGAGAAGGTTTCAAACTCTTGAAGTAACCAGTCATAGTGATTCTCCTGTAGTTGTCCTGGATCTTTTAAATCGCCCTGTGTTGCTGCATTAACCATATCAAATGTAGGTAGTGCATTATGTTCTTCCACATAGGATTTCAAAAACTCTGCACTGGGTTGCAGTCTTCTATCAAATGTTTTAGGATTAAACACACCCTGACAGCGTACAAAGCTCTCAGCGTCTGTCATAAACATTTCAAGATATACCTTTTGTATATCGTATCCGTAGTCTGTGTTTTGTCTTGTCATAGTTTATATATACTACCTATTCCAAACTTTGTCAATATAATTAATACGTTGTTTGTGTTTTGCAAGTACTGCTCCTACACAACTGCCAGGGTCTCCTGGATTAGGCGGAACCCATACAGTTTTAAACTGGCGTCTTAGTAGATTAACAGCATCTCTATTCATTGCGCCGCCACCTGCTAGTGCAAGATTTTTACATCCTGTTGTTCTTTTTACCCATGCCCCTAGATTACATACACAGTATTCAAAGGCCCATTGTACGGCTGCTGCTAGATCGTATAGCTCTTGCTCACTAGCAATCTCAGGCCTCCACCACATACAACCTCTGTGTAGGTTTTCTCTCATGCGTATAAACGGATTAGATCCCATACCCTCTGTTTGAATTATCTCATCAAACAACATTTCTGAATAACGATGAGGATCTCCTTTACTAGCCCATTGACTAACCAAGTATTCATCACGCTGTGGTACAAGTCCAAGTCGTTGGGTCATAGCACTGTAGAATAACCCTAGACTGTGTGGATAGCGTTGGCTGTGTAATTTCTTAAGATTATTGTTCTTGCCTTGCCATATTGTAAGTGTTTCAAACTCGCCTATACTATCTAAACATATAACAGCACATTCGTCATAGGGCTGGGTATAGTAAGCATATGCAGCATGACAGTTATGATGCTGTATATATTTTATAGGGTGTTCTAAATCATACTCTTTTAGATATCTGCGTATATTATTTTCTTTTAGTAGTATGCCTTGACCTGCTAACCATTGTCGTGCAGTTTTTAACATAGGACGTTCATACCATATAATACTACTAGGCTCTCCAAAACTTTTTGCTTTATCTATTAATCCACTGTTTAGGTGCGGATCGTTTGGCACACCGCTAAAGTCTTTTGCAAGACCTGCCCACAATACTTTTGTATCGCTTGCTCCTACATTAGCAACAGCAATACTTGCATCATGACTGTTTGCTACTACGCCCCAAGTAATCATGCTTCATCTATTACTTTCTGAAACAATTTTGCAGGCAAACTACACAACCAGATATAAGGTACCCAGAATAGTATGTTATAGATAATCAGTTCAGTCATTTTGTTTTCTCCTATGTACCATATCCCAATACTCGTCATTGTCCATTGCTGGACGTTTTGCTAGTTCTGCTTCCCATGCAATTCTACGCTTACGAGCTTGTCTAATACCCCACCAGAAGTATAGACGCCAAAATAGTTTTGTATCCATTAGCCATTTCTTCATTTGTAGATAAATGGATCTTTTTTGCGTAGTTCTTTTATACGCTTTCTAAAACGTATTTCATCTCTTACATATGTGTAAGGCCATAGTATAATATCTAATATGTTTCTCAATAATCTCATTTTTAAAATCCAAAACTAATGCCCATTCTAGGGCTTAATGATTTAACTTCATGCATCATACCTTTAGGAATGTAAAGACAATCACCGGGACATAAAACATATTTGTTCTTTTCATCTACTGTCCATTCTGTTTGCCCTATGCATTGCCAAAAGATTACTTCGCAGTCGTCGTGATGTTTGCCTATGCTTTCGCTTTTTGCTGTTAAACCCATATACATATGAGCATCTGCTATATCTGCATTTGCATTTCTGTTTTCTAACTTTTCAATTTCATTACACACAGATTTCACTTTGTCTATATGATGATGAGCGGTATGGGTTATGATAGTAAAATATTTTCCAATACGCACAGGAGAATCTTCTTCTACAACTTTAGTCATATAGTCAAAAGATTCATCCCAAGTAATTGTATTAGGAAAAATATTCTGCATATACAATTGTGTTTTACTTTGCCTAGCTTTTTCTAAGAGGGTATCTTTGTATAATTCATAAACCATTTTTTTGCCTTCAATCGTATTTTAAGTGGTGAGCTTTCAGCTGCATTTGCAATGCTATACAATGTATATAGCCTTCCGTACTTAGCAACAGCATCACCTATATCATTTACATCTTCGTCCCAGTCCGGCATACTGACATGCCAACCTCTATCGATAGCCTGCTCCACCAACTTGCTTCCGGCTTTGTCTCTGTCAGGTACAACGTAAATATCTCTATTAAGTCTATTAAGTAATAGTGCTTGTGCATCGCCGATATCACTTCCTCCAATAGCACAACCTTCTACATGCAGTGCATCAATCTGTCCTTCGCATAGAATGCAAAACACCTTGTGCGGACGTTGTTCGTCTAAGTTAAACACATAGCCAGGTTGCATAGTAGTCAGGTACTTGCTTTTGCTTTCCCCTACTGCACGGGCTGTATATCCAACTATACGCCCCTCGTAGTAAAAGGGTATAATAATTCTATCACGATAAGCAAGTGTTGGCGACCAGTGGTAATCTGTGTCCTCGATACTAAGATTTCGTTCCAACATATATTGAAATATTTTTACTATGCGCTCGTCAAGATGCCCAGCCTCTGCCCACATATGTTTAGACAGTGGCTCGGATCCTTCTGGTAGTTCTACCGTTTCAAACTCGGGCAGTTCAACAGAATGTTTTTGAACTTCTACACCTTCGTTCTCACGCATAACGTCTAATGCTAGTTTTGTAATTTCGTTGTCAGGAGTGTTTAACCACTCCAAAAGTTTTTTGAACTTATAACTAAGATTACGTCCTGGTTGCCAACTTGCTTTGAAGCCGCAGTTAAAGCAATGATAGCTAACTGCTTCTCCTTCGTGAATCACACCGCCACGACCTCTTGTGTCTGCATTTTCACCGTTATGAATGCAACAGGGTGCATTGAAGCTAGTCCAACCACTAGGAGTAGTTTTACGCTTCGCAGGCAAATGCAGAGTAAGTATGTCAGACACGATGCTCATATAATTATAATAGCATCAGGCTAGATAGATGTCAATTAATTTCTGACTAAAATTTTTGTGATTGTTGAAGCAGGATCTTTTGAAGTTTCAAATCTAATGTGACTTAGCACACCGTAAAAATTAACAGGCGTAGGCATAGTCTCAGTTCCTGTGAAACTTACTGTTGCAAGATCTGCCCATTGTGTTGTGCTTGTGATTTGATTATCTAGTGTGCCTTGGACTTTGACGTCTCCGTCATATCCGTCTGTGTAAATTGCAGCAGTGTGTAATGCTTCGTTGCCGTTGATTCCAGGCTCTGCATCTATAGCATCACTTACATAAGTTACATCGTCTGGTGCTGTTGCACTAAAGTTTGAAACACTTTTACTTGACTTTGTTCCTGGAAATGCTTCTGCACTTATCTTCATAACAGCATCATTACCAAAGTGTGTGTCAGTATATGTAATGATATTATCTTCATTTGCATCTACTAGATAAATTGTATAACTAAGAAACTGTTGTTTGACATTAAGTAGATCATTTTCTGTAATTGTAACTTTGAATAATCCTCTTGTTTGGCTGCTACCGTCGTCTAGTAATACACCGTCATGTTCAATTACAAGATTTTTGTTTTCATCAAATGCTAAAAATTTAGGTGTATAATTTGTAGTATTAATAGGCTTTTGATCCGCATTTAACAATCTAAACTCTATAACATTATCAATACCTTTATACACTTGTACTTGTCTTTGATACATTGGTCTATACTCCGTAACGAATCCTGCCACATCGGCAACTATGTCTATTCTGTTCTTGACTAAATATCTAGGTAATAATTGCATGGTAAAAGTATTTATAATAAAATGTTGTTAAAAGATATAGAAGAAAATTTTCCATTTTTAAGTGTTGTAACTTACGGCGGGTTAGAATATGTAGGAATTGTGATCAATCAAGACCAATGGGTAACTTCTATGTACGTTTATACTAATATTAAGACACAACAAGAACAAGCAAAATTTTTAGAACTAGGCGAAGCATGGTGGTGGGAATCAAATAGATTGATTCCTATTAATATATTTTTAAAGGGCGAAATTGAATCTTTCAAATATTGTATAGTAACTATGAACTCAAAAGATGTTGTAGTAAAACTAGGTCCAACAGTTAATCTAAATAATCTAGCTATCAAACGTGTCAAAAGAAAACACGTACAGTTGCTAAGGAAGTCTAAGTAGTTCGAACCCAAACATTGTTCGGACCTACATCATATGTTTTTACAAATTGATTAACTGCCTTATTTACACCAGGATAATCTATGTCATGACCTGTAAGTAGTCCGCCTGTTTTAACTTTAGGCGAGTATGCAATGATATCATTTTTACATCCGTCATAACTATGATCAGCATCAATAAAAACTAAATCAACATTGGGAATTCTATCTGCTACTGTATGACTATAACCTTGTATCGGAACTAATCTGTCTCCGAATTGTTCTTTTATTTCGTTTGTATAAAATTTACTTGTATCTAAATCAATACCATATATAATCAGTTCAGGACAATTTTTTAGCAAGTAGAAAGTTGTTCGGCCGTCTCTTACGCCCACTTCTGCCATAGTTGTGTAATTGTGTTTTTCGATTAAGTGTCTTAGAAAATATTTTCTGTTAGGTTTTTTGTTCCATTGTATAGTCATTGGAACTTTTAAAAGATCATTCCGCTTGGCCATTTATCTGCTCGCATAGTAAATTCATATGTACAACAACAGCCATTGCATATGAAATAGCATGGGCTTTTTTAAAGTAGTATTCGTTGTTGTCAGGTTTTGTCCAAACCTCTGTCATAATATCCTGCCACGACTGACCTATCAAATGTCGTTTTGCCGGACGTATCATTGCTAGCACTGCTGCTAATTGTTCTACTGTCTTGGGCTTTGTTTGTTGTAGGATATGTGAGTGGCCTGCGACGTGAAATAGTTTGTCTGAGAATTCTTCGTGCATTAGCAGATCCCATAATGGCTCTGTCTCCATAAGTTTTTGTAGATGTTCTTGATCTCTAACATCTTTGTATATACTAACATTAAGAAAATCTAATTTAAAGTAACCACGTTCTTCTGCTGTCTTGTAGTCAATAGTTGATAAGTTATCCACAGGATTATGCGGACACTCAGTGACATACACACCAGTGTTGTGTTTTTTACCTGTATCAAGTTTTGCCACACGATGTTGTATCTTATCTAAGATTACACTGCGGTCAGCAAAGTCGATATCAATATCAGGCATTTATTTTACTCCAATGAAACTCGCCTTCTTTAGGTGTATTACCGATATACTCTTCGCCAGTTTCTCTATCTACTAGTTTCCATTTCATAGGAGCCAGTGTTTTAACTACTAGTTCAACTGGTTCTTCTAATTCATAAACTTGTACGCCGTCTTGTAGTTTTCTAAACTTAGTCAAGTTTGCCTTCCTCTCTGAGTTTTGCACGGATCTTTGTCGCACTAATATTATGTATCTCTTCTCCGAGGTCATGTTGCGTAAAGGTATATCCAACACCGCGACCATAACTGATATCAACAATATTTGGTACTTGCATAATAACATACTCTACACCTTCTGTAAAGTCGTGTTCTGCTAATCCTGCAACAATGTTTTGACGTACTTCGTTCCAACGGAATGGATTATCGTCCTGTGTTGCTGTACGTCCTGCACCTGCATCTTCTCCTACAATGCCTCCAACATCACGTACCATAATACATACTTGTCCTGTTTCAGCAAGTGCTTTTTTAAACAGTGCTGTATGGCCGTCATGCCATGGTTGCCAACGTCCTAGCATCTGTGCTGTAGGTTTTTTCCAATCAAACATTATTTCTCTCTTTCAAATTTTTAATCCTAGATAATAATTTATCATCAAAATTGTATTTGTCTAATACCCTATCCATCGGATATCGACTAGGCTTGTTTCCATCAAATCCTGCTTTTACGCCTGATATAAAAAAAACACAAGTGAGTCGATCTTTTGTTCCTGTAAGAAAATTATTTGCACGATGAAATTCATTAGCATCGTACATAATTAATCTATTATATATATTCTGAAATCTTGTTTTTTCATAAAACATATTATTATGTTTTTCTAAAGCTTCAATATAATCTTCATTTGTTATTTTATCTCCTAATTCCCAAATATGTTTTTCGGGCTGTCTTCCGTGATCAAGATATATATTTTCAAATTCTGGCTTTATATTAAAAAGAGATGTTCCACTATCGGGATCTGCATCAGGTGTAAGATAAATCAATCCTGCTAAATTGTTACCTAAGTCTTTATGAATCCACCCTACATTTACCGGATCGTTTCTTTTATCGCTATTTGGAGGAATAAGTTGAAAAGTTATATCGCTATCGTCCCACGATAAATTAGTGTGCTTCAAATCGAAATATGCAGACAAAGCTTTTAAAATTATAGCATTAAAAAATTCTCTATCAATTATGTGTAAAGGATCAGTTCTTTCACCAGGCCAGTTTCCTGCTACATCCGAAGTTCTATTAAGAGATAAAGCAAAATCTCTTATTGCATCCGGATCACTAAAAAAATTATCAATACATACAGGAAAAAATTGTTTTTTAGAATCTGAATCTATAGAATTAGGTTCATATAAAAATCCACTATCAGACATTGTTTCTCTCCATCCATTTTTGTACTACAGGCATTAGCTGTTCATGTGTATCTGTAAACCATTCACTAACATGATAATCACAGTGTGGAGGATTAACAAACACTTTGTTTGTATCTTCAAAACGTCCTTCTTTGATTGTGTCCATCCATACAGTAAAGTCTGGATTAAATGCTAATCTTGCTTCTTCGGTAGGACACACAAAATCTGTTACAGCAATCTTACCTGCCATAACAACTCCGTCAGCTAAATGTCGCATACGTGCTGCTTGACGCATCCGTCCTTCCATGCTGAAATCCCAATCATTATATTTACTACGGACATTATCTGCATTAATATGTACGCCGCCGATTAATTCAGCAAACGGTTTTGCCAACGTGGTTTTGCCACTGCCTGGCAAACCAAATATTAAAATTTTCATAAATTTGATTCCTTTACAACGTCTTTGACCAATTGTACGTCCTTTGTTTGTCTGTTAAATCTTAAACTCCAATGTTTAGGATCTAATACAAATGCAATCATATTCAACTGTTCATCGTTAAACTTATTTAATAACGCCTTGCCACTTTCACAATTAAGAATGAGCCAGGGTGATATTTTTCCGTCCTTGATATGCCACACTGCTCTATTAGGACTAACATGTTGAAAATAATGATTCCATGGTGCAGGCGGATTTTCATTTGCCCACTCTACCATTGTATTAATACTACGCTCTAGTGCAGTTTCTACGCCTTCTTTGCGTATAAGTTCTACTGCATACTTTTCATACATTTCTTCTTTGCACCAGTGATCTAATTTTACATTACTTGTTACAACATAGTCAATATATTTTTCTGGATACAAAGGTTTTACATTTGAAATAAAACTACCAAACTTTACAAATGCATTATAGAAACTGCTTTTTACAAACTCAGCATATGTCTTTTCTTTTTTTGTTCCAGCACTTAATTTGTAGAATCTTTGGAATGTATAAAAGCCTAGTTTTACTCGCTTTTCATCTTTTTGTAGCCAACGTCTTTTAGGCTCACACATATGAGCTAATAAAGTTTTTTCTCTAGTATAGCCTGTGTTACAATATTCGCACACAAAAGGCTTATCAGAGCTTGACGTTTTCGATGCCATGTTCTTCAGCCAGTTGTTTGATTTCTTTTTTTGTAGATGTTCTAGCAAGTAGTTCTACCTCATCTGATTTCATGTTAGGATATATTTCTTCAAGTATCTTTATGGCTTTTGAATTAGATTCGGATTTCTTTTTAAATCCTATATACTTATGAAATTCAATATTACCTGTAGCACCACTCATACATAGCAGTTGCCACATAAGTTCTTGATGACCGTTTTCTTTCCCAACACCAATTGTGTTAAAATGTTTGTTATAGTATTCATTTGTTCTTAGTATTGCACGTTCTTGTTTTGCTCTGGAACCTGCTACACTACTAACATAACGATTTAATATCCAAAAGCCTACACTTTTCTTTTCTTCGTCAGAAAACTCTTTCCAAGCACCTTTGTAGTTCATATCTACACAGCCTAGTATTTGTTTTAGGTTAAGTTTTTCTGATGCCACTCTTCTGTATCCTCTGGAGTATTAATCTCTATACCATTAAATTGTACAGCCAAACAACCAATTTGCCAACCACTTTTTAACCAACGAAGTTGTTCTAGTTTTTCTATACGTTCTTCTTGTTCTATATGCAGATGCGGATATGACTGTAGTGCATTTTTACGATATCCATATACGCCAAGGTGCCAATCACCGTAACCTGTCATTCCTCTACCAAACCAGAGAGATTGATCACCTGCTCTAATCATTTTTACTGAGCTAGGATCATTTTGACGTTCTTCGGGCATTTTGGTGAATACTGTAGTTACACTATAATTTTTTAAATGCCAATCACATTTTTCAATCATTTCCTGTGTGACGTCTGGCATGTCACCTTGTACATTTATAAAATTATCGTACTCATCAAACTTACGACTAGCAATTGCTCCTGCACATCTTTCTGTACCGTTTTCATAATCATGTGAATCTATATAAATGCCCACACCAGATGCTTGTGCTGCCTGTGCAATAGTTTTGTTATCTGTAAGCACATAGGTATCATACCCTGTTGCTTTACAAGCTTCTGCTACTCGTTGTATCATAGGTTTGTCCCCTAACATAGTTAGAGGCTTTCCAGGGTATCTTGTGCTTCCGTATCTTGCAGGTATCATTATAGCAGTTGTCATGCTTGGTATCTTTCAAAATATCTATTAGTGCAATCTATAATATCTTGACGTTGTGTTATTCGCCAGTTTCTTAAATTAGGGTGCGGCAACGGATTTAACACATAACTTGCTTTACCTCCTATACCTAAATCAACATAATTTTTTTGCATCTTTTCTGTCCAAGGCATAATAATACCTTGTGGTCCGGTATAACCATAAATGTTGTGTATAGGGCTACAAGCAAAGTCTAACAACCAATCTCCGCTTTTTACAACCATATGTAGATCTATATCTGTTTGAGTCATTTCTTTGTCGTTTCTAACTCCACCTACTAGTAAGTTGTATCCTTTAGCGTCATTCTTCCAATATAAGATAACCTGTTGCATTGTTGCAGGAATACCGTGTAATCGCATTATTCTTCGCAGTAGTGATGCTTGAAAAACACAGGCAGTGCCGAATTGATGAATAAATCCTAGTGCAAAAAATCTTGTATATAACTCTATAAGTTTGTCAGGTATATCATCTACAGTTATATTGCTCGGTATTGCTAGACCCATATCTTCAGGATAATCAGTAGGAGTTCTATATTTAAAATTTTCAAACTGCATAATGATGTCCTATAATATCCTTTACAACCTTCTCAAAATCTTTTAAGTGTAACATATTAGGACCGTCACTGGGCGCATTATCCGGGTCTTCATGCACTTCTAAAAAGAAGTTACTAACACCCATAGCAGCGGCAGCTCGGCTAAGAGGAGGAACATAATCCCTATTACCACCACTGCTGTCACCTTGTCCTCCTGGCTTCTGGACGCTGTGTGTGCAGTCAAATACCACAGGAACCCCAGCATTATCAAGCATATACTGGATGCCAGTAAAATCAACAACGAGTGTATTGTATCCAAAACTAGTTCCTCTTTCTGTAATCCAAACTTCCTTAGCACCTTCAGTTTTACTTAGTATTCCTTTGACATCCCAGGGTGCTAAGAACTGTCCTTTTTTAATATTTACAATACAATTAGTTTTACAAGCGGCTTGTATTAAATCTGTTTGGCGGCAGAGAAATGCAGGAATTTGCAGCACATCTACAATGTCTTTTAGGTATTGTATTTGA